TGAACCTTCGTTAATGAATAAAGAAGATATTCAAACAATTTATGAAACATTTGCTGGTATTTGCAAACAATTTGTTTTTATAGGATAATAATATGAAAATATTTAAAATAGAAACACATATCGATGGCGATCCATATAGCTCTAATACATTATTAAGTATTGGAAAAAATATCAAATTTAATATGGAACCATGGGGTTGGTATATCAGATTAGAGTCACCTTTTACGAAAACTGTGAATTATGTTGATGCACACGATTTCATTAAGAAAGAAGGACCATGTAGAAAAGTATTCTTATTCAGACGTGTTCCAGGTATTAAAAAATTAATAAAGGTAAATGCATGGATGCCGATATCGAACACTTAAAACAAAAATTAGAAACAAAAATTAGAAACAGAAACCGATCCTCTAGTAAAATGGAGGATCGAAAAACAAATCGAATTACTAGAAGATGCATTAGTAATTTATCACGAAAGAAGATTACCAGACGAATAAGGACAAGGAATGTCAGAACAGCAATATAACTTAAAAACACAAACTGATTATTTAAATCGTAAAATGTTCCTTGACCCAGCAGGGCCAGTAACTATTCAACGGTTTGAAGAAACAAAATATAATAAAATAGCAAAATTTGAACAAACTCAACGGGGGTTTTACTGGATTCCAGAAGAAATTTCATTGAGTAAAGATGCAAATGATTTTAAAGATGCTAGTGATGCGGTTAAACATATATTCACTAGTAATTTGTTAAGACAAACTGCTTTAGATAGTTTGCAAGGAAGAGCACCGATTCAAATTTTTGGTCCAGTTTCTAGCTTACCAGAAGTAGAAGCACTTATGTCCATATGGTCTATGTTTGAAACAAATATTCATAGCCGCAGTTATAGTCATATCATTCGTAATATCTATAATGTACCAAAAGAAGTATTTAATACCATTCATGATACAAAAGAAATCATCGATATGGCATCAAGTGTCGGTAAATATTATAATAGATTACATGTATATAACTGTCTAACAGAAGTTAAAGATACTATCAGTTTCATCTATAATGAAGATACTCATATAGATCATATTTGGTTGGCTTTACATGCCAGTTATGCACTAGAAGCATTTAGGTTTATGGTTTCATTTGCAACCAGTTTAGCAATGGTTGAAAATAAACTATTCATCGGTAATGGCAATATCATTGCATTAATTTTACAAGATGAATTATTGCATAAAGATTGGACTGCTTACTTGATCAACCAAGTAGTTAAAGATGATCCAAGATTTGCGGCAGCTAAGGTAAGATTAGAACGTGAAGTATATGGGATTTATGAATCTGTTATTAGAGAAGAAAAGGCGTGGGCTGATTACTTGTTTATGAAAGGACCAGTTATCGGGTTAAATGCCAATATCTTAAAAGATTTTGTTGATTATACCGCAGTTGGTGCACTAAAAGAAATTGGTATTAAGTATCAAGGCACTGCACCTAAAACTACTCCTATCCCATGGTTTAATAAGCATAGCGACAGCAGTAAAAAACAAACCGCTTTACAAGAGTCAGAAAGCACAAACTATATCATCGGAGCGATGAGTGATGAACTCGACTACGATGCACTACCAACCATATGAGGTAAATTATGAGTTATTTGTTAGAAAAAGCAAAAGACAAAGTTAAAAAATTAGAAGAAGAATTAAAAGATCCCGATCTTAAAGAACATCAAAAACCGTTGCTAGAAGCACAACTTTTAAAAGAACAAGCGGAAGTTGTGAAATTAGAAAAATTTACGGACTTTGAAAAAGTTGCAGCTGAAATGAAAATTATTAATAATCATGTAAAAGCAGTTGATGACAAGTATAACTGCAGAACTGTAAAATTTATGTTTGCAGTAGCTGATTTTTTTGATAAACCTCGGTCAATTTCAAAATCGTTAGCCAAACGTATCCGTGAATATACCATTACTAAAATTAATGCACCGGTATGTAGTATAGCAGGTAGTCCTAAACCAGAATTACCACCAATGCCAAATCATGGCGGTACTCCAGTAGATGCAGCGTTGATAGAACAACGACGACGAGATCGAGAAGAATTGGTGAAGTTCAGAGATATTTCAGTTAAATATTTAGAAGCTAAACCAACACGGTGGGATCGTATTAAAGCAAAGATTAATGCAGTTAAAAATGCATAAGTAATTGACAACAGTTGGAATATGGTGTATAATCATATTCCAATCAGTTGATAAGGATAATTATGAGAGATTTAATTAATATAGTTTCAGAAGGTATCACCGATAATTGGTTTAAAACCGGTGCATTTGAAACTTATAAAAAAGGTAATCCAGAACATTATGAAATTGCTGATAAACCTGGAACCATTGATACATTAGAAAGTAATGGGAAACCTCAGCATTATAAAAAAGGATGGTATATACTCACTGGTCCGAAAGGTGAACAATATAGTATGCCTCCTGAAAAGTTTAATGAATTGAAAGATGATAATGGTGATGGAACTTGTGTTCCAAAGAAAATCATTAAAATTGCAAAGTTAGCCGATCATGATGGTGTTGTAGACACATCATGGGGTGAACCGTTGCATTATAAAGCAAAAGAAGATGTAATCGTTAGACATGGTGAGAATGATTACGGAGTTGTCAAAAAAGACATATTCCAACAAACATATAGTATAGGAAAATAAAATGGCACAAATTCAAGAAGAAGTAGTAGTAATTAAATTAAGCAAATTAATCAAAGGTGATGCAGTTGCACCATTAGTAGGCGACGATTTCGAAGCAACAGTAGAATCAATTGTTCAAGAATTAGTTGGCAGTACTGTAATTGTAGAAGTCGAGAAAGCATAATATGACAGGGAAAGTTCCAGAAGATTATATTGTAAATGCAGAAGGATTTCTCACCAAACCATCAACTACCAATGTAGCTATTGTATGGTCCAAGGATCTGTGTACTTTCTGTGATCAAGCCAAGGCTTTGTTACGAATGAAAGGATATGAATACGAAGAAAGAAATATTTCAGGCGACAAGTGGTCTCGTGAAGATTTATTAGAAGCAGTTCCAACTGCAAGAGCAGTTCCACAAATTTTTGTTGATGGTAATTACATTGGCGGATTTACAGAATTAAGACAATACTTACAAGAGGCAGTATGATTATAGATAAAGGATTAACAGTTGGCGAAGTAATTACAGTTAAATTTACTTCAGGGGAAGAAGTGTTAGCAACTTTAGTAGAAGAGCGAACCGACTATATTAAAGTCTCAAAACCAAGAGCACTAACAGCAACAGAAGGAGGTATCGGTATGGTGCCATTTGTATTTACTATCGATCCTACCCGAGATATCAAACTATATCGGACAACGATTATTGTAGCAGAACCAGCAGAAAAAGAATATGCTGCGTCTTATACTAAAGCAACATCAGGAATTATAGTATAATGTTACCAGAATTTCCATCAGCATTAACATCATTAGCTTCGGGTATAAAATCTTCTATGGATTCTATGGTATCACATTCCGGTGATGCTTGTGATTTGTTTGGAACTATGGGCGGATTATTCGACGATGCAACCGCAGCTATTGCTAAAGCTGCTGAAAAAGCAGTTCAAGAAGCAACTAGAGTGTTAGGTGAAATATCTAAAGCCATTAATACTGCAGTTACAAAAATTCAAGAGTTTTTGTCGAAAGCAATGGATAAGATTTCCAAATTAACAACTGAAGCAATGTCTGCTATCAATGATGCAATCAGCGGACTCACATCCAAGTTAACTGGGGCTTTTAGTAGCCTAAGTTCTACTATCGGAGGAATAGTTACTAGTATCGGAAATAAATTAAATGAATTCAAAACTGCAATCGGTAATGCAATCGGTAGTATAAATCTTAGTGCATTATCTTGTAAAGGTGTTCAAAATTTAGCATCATCGTTAGGATCAGGTGTTTCATCTGCTATGGATGCAGTTGGAGATTTTGTGTCTAAAGGTGCTGCAAGTGCCGGACAAGGTTTAATCGATAGTGCAAATAGTGCTAAAGATGCCGCAGTCGATGCTGCTCAATCAATTGGAAATTTAGGTTCTGATTTAACGAAAAGTTTATCATCAACTATGTCCGATTTAGAGGCAGCATTAGCATGAGTAGAGGTACTGCAAGACTGGACGATAAAACTACAGGATCGTGTTCTGTTCATGGTGATAATATCGGAGGACGAATTATCACCGCATCAGGAGATACTATAGTAAATAGTCGAGGAGTTGCAAGGTTAGGAGATAAAGTAAAAGCTGATTGCGGACACGAAGCAGTAATTATTACTGCTTCTCCTAATATAACAGCAAACAACAGAGGAGTTGCAAGATTAAACGACCAAGTAGGCAATAGTCCATATACTGGTCGTATTATCACTGCATCTCCAAACGATTTTACAAATTAACAACAAGAGGAAAATTATGGCAACAAATAGATTTCAAGAATTTTAAAAGTTAGTAGAAGATTTAGAAACTGATTTTGAAAAATTTTATGACAAAGGCATAAGTAGTGCAGGTACTCGTGTACGCAAACAACTTCAAGCATTAACTGCACTTGCAAAAGATGTTCGTAAAGACGTAACTGAAGTAAAAAATGCCCGCAAAGAAGAAAAAAAGTAAAACTAGATCGGTGCATGTACAATATACATGCACCGGAATTTTAATCCTTATCATTAGAATCATTTTTCGATTATTAAAATATACTTACCATAGTATCAGTAATGTATTCAGTAAATTTATCAACTTGTGTAGAAAAATAGATATGCTTGTCGAAAAAATTATAAATCTGTTAAGTTAATTGACAACATGTATAGTATCATGTATAATGT